TGTAGATCGAATCCCCGGTATTCAGCCCGACCTTGGAAGCGTCCAGCTCCAGCTCGTTCTTGGCGAGCGTGCCTAACACGTCTGCGGGGGTGTGCGAACTGTCAAGGATCAACTCTTGGTTTCGGAACACCCGCATGTAGCGGTTCCCGAACTCAAGCTGATAGTTCTCTGTGATCGAAAACTCGAAGGGTACTAGCCTCGCCTTGGTGTCCTCATCCCCTTGCGGAGCGATGAACTTGTTGCCGGGTCGGCGAGTGGCTGGCCCCTCCACTTCAGGGAGGAAGTTCTCCAGCACAGAACAGCCAGCCCCATACTTCGGGATGTCCGTTCGCGCGGCTATGTGGTCAGACAGAATGCCTGCGTTGAATGAGGTTTGGCTAGGGGACTCGTTGGGCATGGCTCACCCGAACCACTTCGTAGGATCGTCCCCGCCCCCAGTGCGACCCGTGATCCAACTTCCCGCTTGTAGTTGCTGCGGAGACTGCCCTGCCGAATCAATGTTCTTCGCTCGGGTCTCTGCATGGTTGAGAGTCGCTTCGAGATCCGTTCGGAGCTTCTTGCTCTGCGTCAGCTTCAGACAGATGTAGAACGCGAGCGCGGTCGCGAAGAACTGCACCAACTCCTCATCGTATTGGCTCACGTCCGTCTCGTCGAAGACGTAGGAGATGTTGATCGACGGACCTTGGTCGGTCAGAAGGTATCCGCTCTCGATCGTGTACTCGCGCCCTGCGCGTGCGTCGTCGATGGACACCAAACGGATGTAGTCTGCGGGGAGCTTGAAACGCGCATCGGGGCCGTGGTTCGGCGCGGCTGCGTCCGGGCTGATCGTCACCCGCTTGATCGCGCACGTCCAGTTAGACGCCCGCAGCGAGCGACGTCTCGCTGTGGTGAACCATAAGTTGCAAGCCTCGGCAGCTTCGGAGGCTTCCGTAAGGGAGGTGATCTGTCCTTCACCTATCATGCCCAGGGCGAAGTTTGCAACGTCTGTGTCCGTAGCCAAGAACCACCTCTAGGAATCGAGGGGCCTCCAACCAATGTGGCTTAGAGACCCCTCTACCCCAAACTGTCTACCCGAATGAAACGTAGTCCGCTTCAAAAAGGAACGTCTGCGGCGCAGATGTGTTTGCGGTGCGAACGGTCGCAACCAAGTCCCAGTCCTCCATCGGATCAGTCGTGTATGAAGCTCCGGTGTGGTTCGCCAGCTCCCAAAGAGTCAGCCCGCGCTGCCAGTCTTCGAGGGTGCCCGCCTCCGTAAAGCAATCAAAACGATCCAGAACCGTCGTGATGAGCTTGGCCGAGCAGAACAGATCCACATCAATCAGGTTCGCCGCGACCGGGATGTGATCGAGGGCGGCTTTGTAAAGGCCGAGATCAATCGCCGCCGTCCCTGTCGAAAGAGGATCGAACGAAAGACGAAGGTCAGAAATCCGGTCCCCTGAACGAAATGTCCCGAGAACGAGAGTATCGGCGACGACGAGAACCGCGCCCGTCGCGACTACCATTCTCTTTTTGCGCACTCGCGCCCCGGTGATAGCCCCATCTCGACGGTAGTTCGCCGAGTACGGCCCTAGTGGAGTGTCAGCCGGTGTCAAGTTGTCTGAAAATGCGTTTGCCATGTTTGTTGTTCCTCGTTCAACTCAACAAGCTGACCGGCACGAACCCCGCACCGGCCAGCGAGTCGAAAACTTACTACGGTGTGCAGAGAATTTCTTGGACCTTCGCACCTTCAGTGCGAGTGGCCCCGAAAGTCCCCTTCGTTGCGACTTGGATGTTGTTCCACTTGTCGGGACGAGGAGCGACCTGCGTGCTGATGCCGTTCCAAGTACCCGCCACGATGCCTGACGCTGCCCAAGCGATCGTGCGAGTATCGGCCGAACCATCAACACCCAGCCGCTCACAACGGACGAAGTTGAACCCCATGAAGGGACGAATCTTCCCATCCACGAGAGTCCGGCTGGCGTTGTAGTCGATCGACTGGTATTCGGGGATACCCAGGAGATCATCTTCTTGCGCGGAGGTGATCGCCCAGTACAGCATCTCCCGATCCAGATCCACTTCCGCTGCGGCGAAGTTCTCCCGAACTTCCCGCATCTTGTCGATCGTGAGACCTGAACTGTTCACGAGGACCGTCAAAACGCCGTCCGCAGAGGCTGTCACAGACGTCCCACCATCTTCGCCTGTGAAGTTGGACCCCAGAGCGGCTTCGATGAAGAGATCATCCTGCTTGCGACCCAGCCCGTTGACCTGAGCCATCGCAAAGTCACTCTTCGGATCGGTCAACGATCGGATCAGATCCTCATCGTCCACCATGTCCGCAACACCCCAGTCCGAAGGACGAATCCATCGAGAGGTCTGCGGAGTGTTGGTCAGCACTGTATCGGCGTGACGGTTCACGATCTCCTGCGCTTCGACTGCCCCGTACTGCTGGACAACCTGCGCAGCTTTGCCTGTGTAGCTGGCCTGTCGTGCTTTTGAGAAAAGTTTGGAACCGTACTGTTGGAGAAGGTGCTCGGTTCGCGTGGTGTACTCTTGTACGTGGGCCTCACTGGCCTGATTGCTCATTTCGATCCCCTTGGTAGTTGAAGAAAAGACACATTTCGGTGTGGCTTATCCGACCAAGGGTCGGGGCCGACGCATAGGATTTGCGTCGCTGGCCCTTTGAGGTTGAAGCTCGGCCTCGCGGTTATCGAACTCCTACCCCGCTGATGGGTTGTCAGCGGACCCCGGAAAAGTACCCCCAGGGTCCGCTGTTTGTCAACCTGGGTGCGCGAGGACGTGAAGAGAGGACATCTTCTTGGTGGCGCTGGGCTCCCCCTCCATCCACTTCGCCATGAAATCCGGGTCCGCCTTCAAGGTGTTGATCTCGCCCTGAGCCTCTGCGGGGCTCATGTACCCGGCCGCTGCGGGGCCACCGCTGCCTGCGATGTTGTGCTCACCTACCAGTCTCCCGACGTTGTTCATCCTCATCAGAAGCTCTCGTGTGCCGATCTCCGACTCGATGGCTGCCGCCATCGCTTGATCTATGCCAAGCGCCTTCATGCCCGCCTGAGCGATGGCTACGTTGGAGTCCCAAGCGCTCCCCCACTCGATCTTCACCGCCTGCAACTCGGAAGCCTGCTTCGCTTCTTGGTTCAGCTTGTCTGCGTTCTCGGCTCCCTCCATGTTCGCCGTGAACCAAGCGACCGCCGCCTCGCCCTGCGTCTTCGAGAGACCTTGCTCGAAAGCGAACTTCGCGAAGTCTCCCGACAGGTCGATGCGCCCCTCATCTGCCTGAATACTGGGGAACTCGTACCCTTCAGCCGTCTCCGGTCGGCCTAGCCTCTGGAAGATCCCTCCCTTGCCGTGCCACGCTTCCCGGTCGTCGATCCCCTTCAAACGGATCAGCTCCGAATCGGAAGCCCCCATCTTGGACTCCAGCCCCATGTAGGACTCGATCAGACTCTCAGGGCTCTGCCATTGCTTGTTCGCCACCAAGCTACGCACCGAAGGGTCTTCAAAACCCTGCGCCCACTCCGGCACAACGCTCGTCGTCTCTGCGGCGGCTGCCGCTGCCGCTGCCGCGTCTCCTCCAAAGATCGCTTCCGATCCTGGGGAAGGGGCTGCCGCTGCCGGGGGTGAGGCAAGTGCTCCAGCAGCGGAGTCTCCTCCTCCAGCGGCGGGCGCTCCTGCGGCCTCTCCTCCTGCTTCTGACTGGTAGGTGTAATGGTTGGACATGGGTTCACTCCGTAATCGCTTGGCTTGGGGTTTGGGGTTCCTTCATCATGTCGTCTTGGCCCTTCGCGATGGCTCCCATGATCCTCAAGTAGACGCCTCGGCGTCCCTCCTGACCAGCGAGCTGCAACGCAGCGTTCGGGCTGTCCACGCTCACGAAGAACTCTTCATCATACTTACAATGATCGCGCAGGTCTTCGAGAACCAACTCGCGATCTTCTTGGCTGCACTTCTCGCCAAGGCGCGGATCGAACACGCGCGTATACGCCCGCCTAATGCGGACCTTCTTCTGCTGTTCGCTCATCAAGCGGCGGCAACCTTCCCAAGGTTCTCAACGTCTATCTGGGAAGCATCCTTCGCAGCCTTCGCCATGCCTGGGGCAGCGGCAAGAGCCTGCTCCTCCTTGGCCTGCGCTTGCTGCGCCTGCATGATCGCGTCGAACTCTTCCGGGCTTCTCACCAGATGCGCCGGGACGTTACGCGCTCGTGCGATGAACCGCACCGCTTCGGGGCCGTTCAACACCTCCACCGCTGTCGGATCGGTCTCCGCGATCGAGAGCATGTCCACGAACGTCGTCCGAATCCCCTGCACCTCTTCCTCACGCTGGATGCGGCTCGACGATCCGGTGTACTCCACCTTGTACTCGCCCTTCGCCTCCACCAACGCAGGCGGCGGGTCAGGGAGCAACCCCAGATCGGTATGGATCGAAATCTCTCGCTCGATCAGCGGGCCGATGAACTCGCTCTCCTGCCTACCGACCATCGGAGCGATCAACTGCCCCTTCTCCTGCGCTCGGATCAGCGCTTCGGTGGCCGTCATCTCCGGCGACTGCACGAGGATCTGAAACAACGTGATGAAGTGGGCGTCGTTGATCGCGTCCTGCTTCTTCCCCATCAGCACGTCGCTGACTTGCAGGTTGTAACCGTTCTGCATCGCCTTCACGCGCGGGTTCCCCTGCGCATCGAGCCATCCGGGGTTCACCGCTGCCGACCTCAAGTCAAGCCTCGACTCCCCGTCCGACATCAGGTCCATGTTCTGCGCCAGCAACGGAGGCGCTACCGCGTGCTCGCCGTAGAGCAGGTTCGTCTTCTCCATGCGCTGCAACGACTCATTCGCGCCCAGCACGAACATCGACGGCCCTCTGCCGTACTCCTCGCTCGGGTTGGTCGAGAAACGCGAGTACAGATACGGATGCGTCTTGAAGCCTCCCGACTCCATCAAGCTCCCCGTCACCGGGTTCCGGCTGGGGATGAACGACTTGTCTTCTAAGCTGATCTCGAAGGACTCGAAAGCCATCGACTCGGGGCCTAGCACGTCTCGAATGAGCGCACGCGGGCGCACCAAGTGAACGAACTCCAACATCCTGAAAGGGTCGTTCCCTTCGATCGCCTTGACCGCAGACTCGGGAGCCAACTCTCCCCACCGCTGCATCGCCGCCTTCGCAGTCATCTTCCAACGGTAGTAAGTGGTATCCACCACTCCGCGATCGTCGGTCGCGATCCACACTGCTCCCGTATGCGTGTAGCGATAGCTCGTCCCCAGCCGATCCTTGCTCGGGATGATGTGCATACACTGGTTCCCGTAGGCCCCCAGCGACTTGTGCGACTCAAACGCTTGATCGTAGAAGCCCGATCTCGGACGCTGCCTCGAAAGGAACAACTTGTTGTTCACCCGCTCGAAATACTCGACCACCGACTTGTCCTTCAACAAGTTCTCATCGGTCGGAATTAACGAGTGGAACCGCTGGTTACGCGGGGTCAACAAGGACTCCAGCACCGCGCCGAACTTCTCCAGCGCAGCCGCTCCCGTGACGTCGTAAATCTCTCTGATCCGCGACTCTCCGGGGCTTGTCTCGATGTTGAAGTTGCCGCTCTGCGGCCAGTTCAAATCGTGAACGCGCTGCCAGATGTTGTCCCAGTTCACGCGCCGACTCTTCAGGTCGTCGAACTGCTTCAAGATGTCCGAGATGTTACCCAAGAATGCCACCCGCCCCGAGCGAAGAACTCGCAGACGGGCCTTTGGCGAACGAACCTGCCAAGAGGTTGGCAGCCACCCCTCGCTTGCTCCGTGCGCGGCCTCGTGCGCGCTCCTCGGCCGCTCGTCTACGGGCCTCGGTGTCGTCGGGAGCGGTCACGATCTGCTCGATCTTCGGCTTCTTGCTCATAGGTTCCTCACGTACCAAACGTCTTCTGGCGTAGGGCGTTCGTCGCTCTCTACCCAGCCGAGGCGCTGAAGATAGGATGCCACCTCCCCTGTCGTTGTGCAATCAGAGGCCAGCAGACCCTTCGCACGGATCAAATCTCCGATGAACTCGATCGTGTGGAACAACCGTCTCGCCTCCGCTCCCTTGGGTGCTTGGGAG